GAATCGTCCCGCGCGTGAGCCGTGCACCACGATAGCGTAGCTCGGGCGCTTGGCTCCACGGGCCAGTCCATCACAACCGCTGCACTTGCCGCAGTCCATGGCAGCGGACACGGGCGACTCATCGGCAGCGGGGCACATCCGCTCGCGCGCCTGGAGCTCTTCGCCAGCGTCGCGCACGCGGAACGTGCGCCAGCCTGCAGAGCGAGCTCGGAGGTAGTCAGGCATGGAGTCTACTGAAGCCATGCACCAATCTCGCAGGTGACTCGCACTCTCGCGCTTCCATTGGTGGGTGTAGGCCATGTGGCGGCGAGCTACGTCACGGATAGCCGCGAGCGTTCCGGCGGGCACGGATGCCGGGTCGCCCCAAGCACCGAAGCGAACCACGCGCCCGATGAAGGGCAGCGTGTTGCCGTTCCAGCTTGCATAGCTACCGTCCTGATAGGCTTGCCAGATGGCACGCGCAGCCTGGTACGTCACGACGTAGCAGCTACCGCCCTTGCTTGGACGGTGGATACAGTCGCCACACACAGCCTCGTCGTCGCCAGTCTTCACGGCCACGTTGGGCGCGACGTCACGGGGCAAATACCAAACCTGGACCGTGTCCGCGCCAATCTTCCCGTTGGAGCTCTTGCGCGTGAGCCCCGTAGCAATCACCACGATAGGCTCGCCGTTAATAGCTGATGGGCCTTCCCAAAGTACCAGTCCGTTCTTGTTCATTGTCGTTACCTTTTGTCGATTCCGCCGACGGTCAATCCACCGGGGTACTATAGGTATAGCACAGCGGTAACCCCATGTCAAACCCAGCCCGCAAGAAAAACTGACTCGCCCCGTGATTCGCCCCGTGAGCTTGCCGCCTGGGCCGCGCGCCGGACTACCGCCGGACCCCGCCGGCCGGACACACTGCCGGACTGCCGGACCACGCCGGACCCACGCCGGACCCTCAGCCGGACACACGCCGGACGCCGATACCCGCCACCAACGCCGCGCCCTGGCGCGACGCTGATAGCACCACCTACCTTCACAGCAGCTACCACCAACGCTGATAGTGCCGCTGAGGATCGGGGTAGCGCGACGCCGCGCCTTGCCACCAGCGCCCCGCCACCAACGTTGAGCCTTGTCACCAACGTGAAAGGGCGCGCCATAAGGCGCGCCCTGGGGAGGGGTGCAGGGGAGGGGTCTACTTAAGTTGTTCCACATCGGGGGCCATGCCCTGGCGATAGCCGGTCTGGTTCCTGTACCAGCGGCCATCCCCGACGGGCCTCCACCCCCCGAGCTCGAGGGTCCTGGTCAACTGCGTACGGTCCTCGCAGGCGAGGATAGGGGTCTCGGCGGGGTCCATCAGTCGGATGGCGTAGCGGTCCCGCCACGGGCCGATAGTTACCTCGCATGCGTATCGGTAGATATCATCCACGGATCACCTCTTCGATGCAGCGGATCAAGTCCGCTATGAATGGCGTCAGGGTGATGGCGGCCAGAACGACCACCACCATGAAAGAGAGAGTGAGCGGGTCAATCATCGCATCACCTGACGGCCGCACAAGTGACGTCCCGGCGTGAGCAGTCGCCTGATTAGATCCTTGACTGCAGGGTCACCGCTTGGATTATAGATGTGATTCGCCTGCTCCACGTCAAGGCCTCGCATGCGCGTGGTCGCGGTGATCAAGTTATTGATCGTCTGTTTCCTATCGCAGGTGTGGCGTGGTCCCTCGGGGATCGTGTCCTTTACAGGTAGGGCACCGGGCCGCGGCTTTACCGTGTACGCGGCGGGGCCGTGCGCAAGATCGTAGGTGTCGTGGTCGTGAATGACTGCGTAGCAGTGGCGGCGGCAATAGGGTTGGTACATGTCGTTTCCTCGGGTTGATGCTGAGTATACCATAGCGGTGGTGGTGGGGCAAGGTTGCTGCTGAGGCTACCAGTAGTTCATGCTGAAAGCTCCGCGTGAGTACTGCATTTGTCGCAGACTCCTGTGCTGGTCTGATAGTGGCCGCAACGCGTACACCATTTAACTGGGCGCGTCATTGCTTCGGTCAGTGTCCGGTGCGCGATGTCACGGATCTTACGAGCGGCATCGTACGATTCCTGGCCGCCGCCGCAGCACCAATCACACCCTGACAGTGTACCGTTCAAGAATGCAAGATCGGCGCTTGCTCGCGCGAGTTCTTTGGCCGCTGTGGCTGGGTTCAATGCGCGTTGAATAGCCGCGTAGTGTGTCAAGTCGTTGACCATGTCGTTTCTCCAGTGGTGGGGCAAGGGACGGCCCGACCTGGGCCGCCCCTCGGGGCTTAGCTGTTGACTACCAAGGTCATGCCGCGACCAGTGACGTCTTCGGGCTGGGCCTCGCTCGTCTGACGGTCCTCGACGATCACTCGACCAGTCCACTCTACCTTGCCCGTGGGCTCGACTCGCTTGGTGGTCGTGAGCGGACCCGTTACCTCGGTGATGCGGTCCCCGTTGCGCTCAGTGAACTTGCCTTGCGCGATGTTTGTCAGGTCCGAGAGCAGCGCTTGATAGGTCGCCTCATTGACTCGTTGCAGGAGCCACTGAGTGACGTTGTCCAGCCCCTTGATCGTCTCCTTGTCGTACGGGGTGGGGTTGACGTACCGCTTTACGTGGCCGTCAAGGGTTACTGTGACCTGCACCCGCTGCACACCTGGCGTGAGCTCAGCGGCGCGCTTCTTAAGGTCCTTGGAGCCCGCTGCGGTCGCTGCCTTGGTGATGGCGGCGGCGATGGCTGGGGCGATCATGGTTTCAGGTGTTGTTGTCATGGTGTCGTTTCCTATGGTTGGTTCCGTCTAAGCACGGAGCTATAGGCACGGACCACGGAGGCCCGTGCCTAACGCACGGTGCTTAGCCGCTGAACTCGCGAACCTTGAGGTCGAAGGTTGGGATGTGAGCGTCGGTCACGCTGCCACCAGCGTCCGCGATGGCCCGCGTGGCATGGTCGATGCCTGCGAAGTGACGGAACGAGTTCCGTGGGCTGGTGCGCTGGCCCACGCCTGTTACGGCTTGGTACGCGCCGAACAGGTCTCGGCGGCCATGGTCGGCGTGAAGCCACTTGGTCGAGTCGCCCTTCTCCTCAGCGGCCATCGTGCAGGCACGCCAGTACTTGTGCGCCGCCGTGAACTCCTGAGCCTTGACAAGGCCGCGACCGAACAAGACACCCATGTACGCCGCGAACAGGTCATCGTTCACGGGGATCTCGCGCCAGCCCTGGACCTCGCGCATACGCTCGACCACGGGGCCGACTGCGGTATCGGTGATCTCAGCGAGCATACGGGCCAGCGTTGCAAAGACGTTGGTGGTGTGCTTGGCCTTGATCATATGCTCACCGCTGAAACAGCCATTGGCACAGATGAACGGGGCCGAACCGATGGCTACCTCATTGGCCAACGTCTTGTTGTAGCTGGACCGCAGTGCGAGCGTGATCGCTTGACCTTCGACGACCGAGGGGAAGCCGATCATGCCGAACAGTTCCTTACCTGACTTGTTTAGGGCGTAGGTCTCGAACGTGGGCTCCATGTCCAGTACGTTGGCCATGGCATCCCGTGCGCCATCGATGAACGTCGCATAGGGCATGGGCTGATAAGACGCGTTGCCGCTGCGAGGGTGGTACTCGGCTTCTGGTACCTCGACTGCGCAGACCTCGGAGTAAGGCACGCGGTAGGCCTCAGGTGCGCCTATGGTCATGATCTGCTGAGACTTAAGCATCGGCAGAGGGGCGGGTGTCGCACGTCGCAGGTCCGAGTCGAGACGGAGGGTAGCGAGGGGACGTCGGTTGGTTGTCGTGGTTTGCATTGTCGTTCCAGTGGGCTCGTGGCCCGGTGAGCTTCAGTGCTCAGGCAGAGCCTACCGCAGCGGAAACCCCCCGTCAAGTAGATAGTGCAAATGAGTCTGCGATTCAGTTCCTACCGACCGCGTGACGGTGCGGGTCAGGCTGAGTAGCCACGCCCTCACGTGATCGCGCGCGGGGATAGGAGACGTGTCTGACACGTCAAGACCTGCCACCTGATTTCAGGTACTTAGGGCGGCGAAATGGACCGATTCGAGGGGTGCCGTCCTCGTAACTATGCAGAATCATTGACTTTTATTTTGGCTCTTGACAAGTCAACATAGGGTTTAATCGCCCGCTAAGGGGCCTACACCGCGTCGGTATGCCTTAGGTACACCGTTACACTCAGGATCGGTTTGAACGCAGTACGGGCGAATTCGCTGATCTCAGCCTAACGGCCGTTAGATAAACCAGACGGCCGATCCCGCCGGGCCCGCATCCGACCGATCCGCCCCCCACCGCGCGGCGGTGACACCCGCCACCCGGCCGGCGTCCGATCCCAATCTACCCGGCCGGCCGGACCACGCCGGCAGCGCCGGGCCGCCGGCCGGACCAGGGGGGTAGGGGAGGGGGGTACACCCCGCCGAGCGCCAGTGGGGACCCATAGCCGGGGGGCCCTTCCCCGACCGAAACCACTCCCCGAACCCTATACCACACCGACAACCCCAACCAACACAGCCCACTTGACACCAAGACATTTCGGCCCCTTGACATTCGAACTATGCGGTATTACCGTAGTGTCAACGAGCCCCGGAGAGTCTCATGGGAATGAAGCTAAGTCTGACGCTGGAGTCGGCGATTATTGAGCGGCTGGATGCGTTGGTGGGTGAGGTCGCGAGCAGTCCATCGGCGTTGGAGTTTGGCGTACGCGTTGATCGTCGTTTGGTAGCTCGGATGGCCTTGTTGAAGGGATTATCAGTCTTAGAGGGCTCGGCCGCTCCGCCGGTGTCCAAGTCTGAGTCAGCTGCCAAGCCCGTCGAGTCGCCGCCAGATGCCCCGATTGAGCGGGACTCAGCTGGGTTTATAAAGCCGCCTGAGGGTTGGAGTCGTTGGTCGAAGGGCGAGCGGTTTCCAGAGAGTCAGCGTGAGGCGCACGAGTACTACGCTGGCCATGGTTGGGAGCGTTGGTGGGGCAAGTCGGGTGATGAGGTGATTGCGTTTTATTGGTCGCCTGACTCGGACTTGCATGACGTGCCTGTGTTCTCGGGAGTGGGTCCTGGGGGCGAGGGCGTGTTGGTCCAGGACACGCCGTATGGTCCTGGTCATTTGATCCCCGCTGGTTGGGGATAGGAGGGAGTATGTGGAGTTTGTTCGCGGTTGCGGTGGTGGTCTCTGAGGTTGAGACTGATCGTTCGTGGGTGGTTGGGTTCAGGGACCAGGTCTACATGTGTGAGGCTGTGGAGCCTTGTCCGGGTGTGGGTGTGGGGTCGCGACTTGACCCGTGGGGCAAGGCGGGTCTGATGCTGTCGCCTTCGGACGGCAGCTCTCCTGTGGACCTTTGGTACTACCCGGACGAGGACTTGTCTCAGCCGGCGCGCTCGTGCCGTGTGTTACGGTGTCGTGGATAGCGGAGGATACCGATGCCGGGTAAGAAGGACGATGCCCAGCTGGGCGATGCCCAGGAGCTCATCCGGTCGAGGGTCGTAGACGCCCAGGAGGGTGGTCAGCTGGTGGCTCCTCCTGAGGCATTGTCTGCAGCTCGGAGTCGTCACCGTCGTGAGCTGGCGGCTCTGGATGAGCAGATTCTCTCGACGGGTGGTCGCCAACAGGCGGCGCTGGAGCTCGACCGTGCCAAGGCGGAGTACCTGCATCAGCTGGAGCTGGATCGGATGCTGAACCGTGGTGAGTCACGCAGGTCTCGCGAGGCGCTGGAGCGAGCTGACTACCTGGTCGACGACCTACGCTCTCGCTTTGGTGTTGAGGGCGAGTACTTCCGACCTCACGCGGTAGGCGATGTGATTGAGTCTGAGTAGGCTTAGTAGCCTTAGTAGTCTTAGTAGTCTCCCCACCTCCCGTCTATTGCCGGACGCTCATTGTGAGCATTCCCGCAGGAACCCGGTCCCGCCGGGCGGGGGGATGGGGCCTGCTTGCGCGATGGCGGCAAGTAGCGGTTGACACGAGGCCTCGACGTGGATAGCCTCTCGTGTGGGAGGCGCAATGACGTTTGCGGTGTGGCTACAGGGGTACATGGACCAGGCGGAGCTATCTCAGTCTGAGTTGAGCCGAGCCATTGGGCGGCACCCAGGCACGGCGCGTGCGTCTCGTCAAGCCGTCAACAGGTGGTTGCGGGGACAAATCATGCCCTCTGCGGCCTCGTTGCTGGCGGTGTGCGATGTGCTGTGCCTATCCGCAGATGAACGCGCTGAGGCGCTGAGGCTCGTGGCGGAAGGGTGCGATGGGCGAGGAGGCGAGGGTGGGTAGAAAGCGCGGCAAGAAGTCGCCTCTTCACGTTGAGATTGACTCCGAGCTTTCGGTCTGGCTGGACAAGCACGCCGGGGAGAAGGGCCGGCCCGTGAGTCACCTGGTGGAGCGGATTCTGCTTCACGAGATGCGACGCGTTGAGAGGCACAAGGAGACCATCGCTGCAGGAGGGAAGCGATGACTGACATCGAGCAAATAGCAAAGCGGGCCGTAGCTTGCCCTGGCTTTCGCTGGATGCCAGGAATGGCGCTGCTCCATGATGGCACGCTGTGCGATGGCTACCAGGGCCTGAGAGTCCATGAAGACGACGGGGATACCATCCATTTGGAGTATGCGTGCGGCGACCAGTGGGTCAATGATGCGGACCGGGGCCGGTGTTGGCCCGACTTGTCGGATGCTGCCACGTTGGGCTGCATCTTGGCGTTGGTGCGGGAGGCGTGGACCGCGCCAGAGGCGCACGTGGTGCCGATGCTCGAGGTGCACGACGCGGGGCGGGTGACCTTTATGTGGTCATGCCGCGTCGGCAACACGGGGGACTCCGAGGGAAGCACGGAGGCCGAGGCCCTGGTCGCTGCGCTCGAGTTTGCAGGAGGCGAGGAGTAATGGCTCTGTACGAATTCCAATGCGATAGCTGCGGCCACCGCCTGGAGGTGCTCCAGAAGCACAGCGACCCACCGCCCGTGTGTGGGCCGTGCGATGAGGCCCTACCCGATGAGACGCCCTACATGACCCGGCAGGTGAGCGTGTCCAGCTTCCAGCTCGCCGGCGATGGCTGGGCCAGGGACAACTACGGACTGAAGAGGGACGGATGAAGGCCAAGCACTGGACAAGCGGAGCACAGCGCAAGCGCGACCCCACAGGGTTCATGCTCTACCGCACCGCCTGCTCGCGCTGGGTGCTGCTCAGCAGAACCACCGTGCCCGATGCGGTGACGTGCAAGCAGTGCAGGCGCTACCTGGATGGGTTGTGAGCTCCATGATAGCTTCCATGTGGCGACCGTTTCCATCCCCGTTTTCGGTCGTCAAACCAACACTCTAATGTCCGAGAGGACAGGAAAGTGCTGGGGTGACAAGCCCATCGGTGGATTGGCCATCGGTGGGCCTTTCTTAGGCCCGGATGCTGTCTGCGACCTTCTCAGCGAGACGTGGACTGCGCCATCTATGCGCTTGTCCTTCTTTGTACTTACGTGCTGGCGCTTCGGCTAAGCTACTACTGATGGCGCGATGTGGGCGATGCGGTCTGTGGGCTAAGTATCCCGAGGACCACAAGGAGAAGAAGTATTCAGGTGTTTGCCTGTGGTATCGACTTCGCCTTCCTGAAGACGAGGTCTACGAGTCCAGGGACTGCTCGGAGTTCTTTGAGGCAGTACCGGGCTGGACTTCTCATCAGCACTGGGCTTACGCGACTCGTCACGATGATCTGGGGCGCAACTGGAGAGCCAGTAAACGAGCTCTGGTCTTCTCTTTGATCTCATTAGTTCTCTCTGTTGCTGGTCTGACTTTACGATTTCTGTAGCAACTTATCCCGCATACGATAAGATGGTCGTGTCTCGGGTGATCCGTGGCATCCTTTGAAATCTTCCTTAGTAGAAGACTGCAATAATGGAGAGGAATCATGGCTAAGTTTAAGCAAGACCAAATCATCCCCGGCGTCACCAAGACGCGCTCAAACGCCGTTAAGGTGTACTGCGGTGCGGCTATCGCGCAGAACGACATCATCGTTGCAACGGGCATGCAGGGTGACTTCATGTCGGTTGTGCCTGCAGACAACACGGACCTTACCAAGTGTCGCGGCCCGTTCTTCGTGGCCGACTTCGCTGGTGCGTCTGGTGAGTACCTGCCCCTGGCACTCCCCTACAAGGTCGTCACAGACAAGGACACTTCAGCGGCGGCTCAAGTTGGCGAGGCGGTTTACATGAGCACGGGCGGTGACATCACTCTTGGTGCTATCCCAACTGCCCCTGCTGATGCTCAGGGGCTTGCGCTTCATGTGCGTGTTGGTCGAGTGACGAAGGTTCACGCTTCTGAGGGCGCTTACGTTCTCTCACCGGTTGGTTGTACCAACGCTCCACTAACGGGCACCTCTAAGGGTAACGGTACCCCTGCTGCGACGGCGACCGTGACCGGCTTTACCGCCGAGCTTGATGGCGCACCAGTGGTGGTCACAAGCGCGGGCGACAGTGATCGTTCGGTCATCCGCGCGTACATTTCAAGTGGCACACTTGAGATGGAGTTCAGCGGCAACGTCGATGATAGCGACATCTTGACGTACACCGTCTACGCCTAATCCCAGACAAAGAAGAACCCCCGGTCGCCTCGGCAGCCGGGGGCTCTTTCGTTGGGCCGAGAGTTTAGCCGCCGATGAGCAGTCGTTGTTCACGGAGCGCTTCTCGGCGCTTTTGCTCCATGATGTCGGTGTATGTGTCGTTGGTCTCGGTCGTTGTGGACTCTGCGGTATCTGGCCCCATGTTCATGAGCTTCATGCCTTCGGGCACGGGCTCTGGTTCGGGCTCAGGTTCTGGCGCAGACTCTGGAGCGGCGTAGGCTTTCTTGAGCAGTGCCATTGCGTCGTCGATTGACCTGCCTGCCTGGCAGAGCGCCACGAAGTCATCGAGTGCTTCGTTGTTGTTGAAGATCTCGGGGGCTTCCTTCTCCAGGCGCTGAGCGAGGAGGTCGATCCTCTCTTCGTTACGTTGCCTCTCGACTTCAGCGGCGGCGGACTCGAACTCTTGGACACGAGTGTTGGCCTCTGCGAGCTTTCTGGAGAGCTCTTCGACTTGGCCGCTGTGGGCGTGTTCGAGCTTTTCCTTTGCCTCTTCGAACTCTCGCCGCAGTGTCTGCTGAGCGGAGCCGTGTGCGACCTTGAGGTCATCGATCTCCTTCTGCTTCTCAATCAGCGGGTCGATGTCTCCATGGAGCCACTTTTGCACGCGCTGCTGCTCTTTCCTGACGGATTCGACTTGCTCGTTCAGATCGCGCCGTTGCTGTGCGATGGCCTGGAACTTCTCGGTGTATCCGCGCTGCCAGTTCTGGTACTTGGCTTCCAGCCCCATGCGGACGGCACCCTGCATCTCCTGGTTGAGACCCTTGTACCACTCGTAGCCGCCGAGGCTTTCGAGCTCACCGTTCCAGTCGAAGGCTTCTGGCGCGGAAACGTCCTCCTCGCCACCAACCTTCGCCCCGCCACCAACATCCTCGCCGCCGACGCTGGCCCCGCCACTGACGTTGGCCTCATCGCCAACGCTGGCGTCACCACTATCTTCTACAGAAGCAGCAACATTCGCCTCATCACCAGCGCTCTCCCCGCCACCGACATCTACGCTCGCCTCGCCACCAACATCCGCCCTGCCGCCATCATCGATAGCGGTGTCGGTCTCAGTTTCGAGCTCGAACATCAGATGTTCTCCATTTCAGCGGGGACAGGCGCGGGGGCCTCAACGGGGGGAGCAGCGCCAACGGGGGGTCCGCCCATCGCACCGGGCATCTCTGGGGGAGCCTCTCCTCGCGCGGCGATCATCTCAAGCTGCATGAGGATGTCGAAGTCCTCTGCGATCATCTCGGCCAGCTCTTGTGGTGTCTTGCCCTCTGTCTTCGCCAGCTGCTGTGCTGCATCGTAGAGCATGCGGGCACGATCCTCAGAGGCTCCGAGGGTATCCATAAGGGGTGCCAGGTCGACTTCGTCTTCACCTTCGGGAGCTTCCTCAACGGGAACTTCTTCGGCGATGACCTCTTCCTCGACGGGAGCCTCTTCGGGAGCGGGGCCTGCCTCAGCGATGATTGTGTCGATCTGATCCATGACGGGCTTGATGTCACGGTCGGGCACGATGTTTTCTTTAGTGACCTCTGGGGTCTTCTTGTTCTGGGCAGCCATGATGTCTCCTATGGAGGGTAGAGAATACCACGAGGGTACTAACTGACTTCAGGGATTGGTGCGCCTGGAATCAGTTCGGGGTTTATGAGCTCAAAAGTGGCAGCGACGCCAATGGAGCGAATGAACTTATTGGGGAGGCTGCGTCGCTCTCCTGTTGATCTATCTTCGTAGATAACAGCGTCTCGGTAATCATCATCTGTGATTCGGCGCAGGCTTTTCGGGTTGCTGGCTGCGACACGTTGGGCATACTCAACGAGCTCAATGTCAGTCAGCTTGTGTCTTAGTGACGGGTCTGGCATCACTCCCCCTTCGCAAGCGCTGCGGCACTCTTGGTCTTGCGCCCTTCTGCCTTGAGTCTCTTGTTGTGTGTTGAGGCTTGCTTGACCATGGAAGCATCGAGGCCTTTGGCCTTCTTCTGCGCCCAGCTCCTGTGACGGATGGCGTCGAGGCGCTCTTTCTTTTTGGTGCTGCTTTCATGCTCGATGTGCACGTCTCTGCCTGGAAAGCGTTCTTTTATCTGTGCCATGCAGCGGTTGTAGTCTTCACGTGTTTCAGCCTTGCCGAGTACGCCAAAGTCTACAGGTGCGAATGAGCCAGGTCCGTCACCGTGCACGGCAAAACGGAGCCCATTCAGGTCGACTGACATGGTCTGGTCGCATTCGGGGCAGAGTGGTGGTCCATCTGCACGCTTGTACATGGACTCGAACTCACGAGTATCGCAATCGTGGCAGACGAGGTTGTTCATGACCCAGGACATTGTTTACGCCTCCGGCGCGCCATCACGGATGGGAGCGCCGCCGCCTGCGGCGAGTGACTCTTCCGCGCCGACGGGAGCTTCTCCACCTTCGAGCCCAAGCATTGCCATCATCTCGGGGGGTAGAGGCCCAGCTGCGCCAGCGGCGGCTCCGCCAAGAGACTGCTGTTGGGCTGCGAGTGTCTCAGCTGCGACCTTGGCAGTGACGTCTTCCTTGGGCAGAACGATTCGCTGTGGCAGGCTGATGCTGCTGACGACCTCTTCTGTGAGTCGGCGTACATCGATATTCGGGTTTTGCATCAGGAAGGGCAGGAGTTGAATGAGGGTCTCTGCCATGACTGAGGGGTTCTGTCTGATGGGGCTGTAGCTGACCATCTCGAAGTCGACGGCCACATCTCGGATGTTCTTGTGATTGAGCTCAGCCCAGTCACGGTTGCCTGAGATGCGAACCATGCGCGGCTCTTTCATGTACTTCTTGCAGAGGTAGAAGGCCTTCTTGGCTACATCTTCAATAGCGCTGTTGAGGTGCCCTTCTCTGGTGGCCAGGCGCGTCTGCATCTGGGCATCAATGATGGCCATCTCTGTCGCTGTTCGTGCGCCGGTGACCTGGCCTCTTGCGGCTTCGGCAAGCGCGGAGATGAAGGCCGCGTCGTCTTCCTGGCGAGCAATGAACTCCTTCACGCCAGCTGGGTTTTGCGGCATGGGCATCTCGTAGAAGAGTGTCGCCAGCGTACGGAGTGCTTCCGAGTTTTGCGGCTGGATGCCGATGAAAGCGCCCGCCGTTGCTTCTACAGCCTTGTTCAGATCTTCCTCTGTGATTCGGCCCGCATCGTAGAGGACGCGAGGGATCATGAGGTAGGTGATCTGCTTCATGTGGGTCAGCAGGTCATTGACGGTCTCTTGCTGATTGAGCACCAGCTGCACTTCGCTTAGTCCCAGACAGTCGACACCTGACTGGTTCAGGCTGAACATTGAGTATGGGATGTAGTCAATCTTCTGCTGGAACACGACGACATCGGCTTGCTTCACGTAGTGCTGCATGATGCCGGTTTCGCGGTTGTAGTACTCGTAGACCGTGACCCACTCGAAGGTGTCTCTAAGCGCGTTGGAGCTCGTCTTTTGCTCGGGGTCGAGTAGCCACTTCGGGTATCGGTCGGCCTTTACGTCTTCAGCCTTGACGCCGGTGTACTTACCGGAGGCGATGCGCTTCTTGAACTCTTCGTATGAGATGACTGTGACTTCAATCCAGTAGCGGATGTCGTCCGGGTCTCTGACGGTGAGGTCGAAGAAGATTTGAGACGGGTTGACGGTGCGGATGACGGGCATGTCCCGCTTGTCATCCCAGCCGGTCTTGAAGATACCGCGCTTACAGAGGACCGCATCGATGAGTGATGTCGCCGCCTTTCTCCTGAACCGGTTGGTTTCGAGGATGTACTCGATAAGTCCTGTGACGCTGGTAGCGCTCTCTTGCGAGACAGGATTTCGTGCGACGGCGGCGACACTGGGATTAGGACCGAGGAGCGCAGAGACGGCTGTATCCGCAATGGCGTAGATGAGGTTCTTAGAGCACAGATAGTTGCGCGGAACGTCATCCAGGTCATTACCGGAGGCGGAGAAGAACTCGCCTCGATAGAATCGGCGTGCCTTGTCGAACGGGACCTTCTCGTTTTGCTTATAGAAGCGAACGTGTTGGTCGATTAGCTTTGACAGCTTGGGCATTGCGGCCTCGGGGCGTGGCTACTTCTTAGGCGCTTCTGGGGTGGTGCCAGGGAGGGGTTTTGGGGTGATGCCAGGGAGGGGTTCTCCTCCGAATGCACCTTCGATGACGGGTGATGTCTCAAGGACCTGCTTCCTCCGAGCTTCGTAGCGAGCCTTTTCGGCCTCAAGAGCAGCGTCACGCTCTTCCGGTTGGACATCGAACAGGAGTCTTTGCTGCTCGGCGAGGGGAAGGCGCATCAGTGCTTCTTGCTGCCAGCTCATCATGTTCTCGATGGCCGCCCTGCGCTTGGCGTCGTCTTGCGCTGCGAGACGCTTCATCTGGTCGATGTCAAGCGTCGTTTTGGGGGTGGCGGGGGTGGTGGGATTGGTCGGCATGATTACATCCAGGTTTTAGAGATGGGTTGGTAAATGGACGTAGCTTCTCTACGTTTCTGCGCTTTGAACTTGTCGAGGTCACCAATCGTAACCTGTCCGGGTGTTCGTTCAGAGATTACCTCTTGTGGCGTCGCAGTGAAATGTCTGCGGGAGAGAATATCTGCGGCCATAACGGCAGTTCGTGCTCGGTCGAAGTGGTGCATGGTGCCGTCATTGCCACGCACCCGCTTTTTTCTGGAGCCATCGTAGTTGAGTAGTTGATGGAGCAGACCACGACTTCTGAGCTCGATGTCTTCTTGCCGGAGCATTTGTACAAGGCGCGCTTCTGCTTCTTGGAGCCGCTTGTCGGTAGCGTACCAACCGGGGTGGTTCCTGTTTGTCCACAGCAGGTTGGGTGTGTTCATGTCTTTGAGTATGGCGATACATGCTGTGGCGTTGGACTCAACGGCAATCATCGCAGTGAGCCAACGTTGTTGCGCCCTCTGTAGTCTACGCGCGAAGCGGTCTGGTGCCTCTCGGTCTTCCCAGAAGGCGACTTCTTTGCGAACGGTCGCGTCCCAGATGGTGAGCGCGGACTTATCGCCTGAAGCACCGAAGCCAGCGGGGTCAGCTGTGATCAAGTACTTGTGACCTGGGATGGGCTTTTCAAACTCGTGGCAGATCCCGCCGCGTAGTGGGGGCTCTGGGATGGCTCGCTCGAGTGCGGGCTTGAGTACCTCAGCGGGCATGACTGGGTTGGTGGTTCCGAGCCAGCCGTCGTAGGGGTCTGACGGGTACTTACTTGAGAAGAGTCGGGGGTCTCCAACGAACTCAGTACCAAGGGCTCTTCGTCTGAAGGCGAGGTTGTTGTAGCCCATGCCTTCGTGTCGCTGGATGTATTCTTGCTCAACGGCAGTCGCGACGAAGCCGTCGTCGTGTTCTTGGCAGCTGTCGTCTTGCCACCACTTGAGGAAGAGTGGGTGGAATCGGCTGTTGCCTTCAAGTGCTGAGCGCCACATTTGTTCGTGGTGAGAGCCCGTCCGTCCTGGGGTCGACTCGAGGATCACCTTGGCGTTTGGTCGCTTATTGACGGTCGGGAAGATGTTGATGGCGGCTTTGCGCTGCCACTGTGCTTCACCGAACTCTGTGATGACGAGTCGGTCGATTGAGCGACCGATAGCGGGAGAGCGTCCCCCTGCTGTGAGTACCTTGATGCCGCCGCCGTGGATGAAGTGCATCTGTGTTGCGCCGGCTTTACGGCCAGGCTGCAGGGGCATGCGGACATCTTTTGGCAGTCGGTGGTACGTGAAGAGGATGCGCTCGAAGATGTCTTCAGCTGTGTCCTGGCGCTCTGCAATCAGGAGGCCCTTGACGCCGGAGAGGTACATGCAGTCTCTAAGGAGCAGCATGACTGAGACGGTCGTGATCTTGGCCTGCCGGAACTTGTTGACCATGATCCAGCGGTGATTGTCGTAAGCGTCGAGCAGTCGCTTCTGCGTGCTCGTCGGTTCCATGTAGCCGGTAGTCTCGTCCTCTCGGACGATCTGGCACATAGAGACAAACGCATCAGGCGTGGCGAACATCGCTCTGAGTTTGGTTGGGTGGATGCCATCCACATCAGCGAACTTTGCGCCGCCGAGGGTTGATCGTCTAAGCTGTTCTTGTAGCTTTTGCTGCTGGCTCAGTAGTGCCATATAGAGATGGTATCATGTAGGTGCGGTTTACGCCGGGAGCTGTTGATGGCGGAGAAGTGGATCAAAAAGGCAATCAAGGAGCCCGGCGCTCTGCGAAAAGAGATGGGTGTCAAGAAGGGCGAGACGATTTCAGTTGAGCGCCTCCGCAAGGAAGAGACTCGGCTGCGCAAAAAGGGCGAGGGTGACAAGCAGATGTCAGCCAAGGACCGTAAGAAACTTCGCCAGGTTGTCTTGGCGCAGACACTACGAGGGATGAACTGATGGCGATTGGATCTGATGTGCTCGCGACGACGCTGCCGGACCTCCAGGCGGCGCGAGCACGTGATGAAAAGAAGAAGAAGCTCCGCCCTGTTGTTGAGGCTTACACGAAGAAGAACAAGAAGCCGAAGCCGGGCAGCTCATACTGAGTGACTAAGGTTGACGGGACAACTCTTCCCTTTATGGGTTGCCTGACCATTCACACCTCGGTATAGTAACGACACGCACCCTCTTGGTGTGCCAGGTAGCCGTCAAGGTCTGGTACGAAGCACTTCCGGGCAGGCGTAAGTCAGTGAACCACAAAACCAACCTATGAGTTGGGTGGTCAAGGCTACGCCGCTACCCGACTAAGAGGAATCAAATGTCTATCTCAACTGAGCTGTTGAACACGACGTTCGCGGACCTCCGCGGGCCTCTGGTCAACTCTTTTATTCGCAGCAATGAGCTGTGGATGGCGCTCGACAAGAAGGCACGGATGCCCATGGAGGGTGGAACGTACATTGAGCGTTCTTTCTCCGGTGGTGCCCCTGCCCGCGGTGTTGGCGTCTATGTCGGTGACGAGCTTCTGAACATGACTCGTCGGCAGCAGATCAGGAAGTTCCAGGTGGAACCTCACCGGGTCGTCGTTGCCATCAACATCCCCAAGCGTGAGCTCAACCAGAACAGTGGTAAGCTCGCAATCATCCGTCTGATTGAGGAGTATCCTCAGACTACGATGGATGGTGCCAAGGGCGACATCAACAAGTTCCTTCTCACTGGTGTGAGTCGGGGCCTGGTCTTCCAGACGGCGGAGCTCAAGGGCTTCCTGAGCCTGAACGGGGACGTGACTGATGGTGTCGGCACTGGCGTGACCAACGGTCTGCTTGACTTCACTGCGCCTGCGTCACAGTCGGACACTGTGCAGGGTGTGGCGAAGAGCAACAGCATCTTCCACTTCAACCAGTATGACGACATCAGCTCGTGGTCTGCTGAGGGTCTCACGACTCTTCGTAAGCAGTACCGGCAGTGTGCTCACTATGCTGGTGGGACTGCGAAGGGGCCGGATCTCGTCATCATGGATGACGATACCTACACCAACTTTGAGGACAGCCGACGTGACAACGTTCGCGTCACTCTGATCGATGACAAGATCGACAAGAGCAACACTCTTGGGCTCAACCTTGGGCTCGCTGAGGTTCACTCTTCAATCGATCTTGATCGGTCTGACTTCTCGAATGATGCAGCGGACGGCGTGACTTACATGCTGAACACTGACTACATCGAGATGCCGACTCTTGAGGCCCCGACGATTTCGGAGTTCAAGGAGCGGGTGGGTGACCAGGACGTCGTTACGGCCCTGTTCTCTATGCAGTGCAACCTGATCTGCACCAAGACTCCGGCCCAGGGCTGCGTGTCTGGCGGCGCGGTCTAAGGAGGACATCATGGCACTTGGAAATCAGTTCACGTCTGCCGCTCTTGACGGCACATCATTCTCGACGGTCTACGACGACGAGCAGTACCCCCTGGGTACGCTTCGACTTGAGTCTGCCGATGATGTTGTTGCCGCAGATAGCACCCACGCAGGTGACCGTGTTTGGATCTTTGTCAAGATCACGACTGCGGTTGCTGCTAATCTCGTGGTATTGCACGATGCTTCTGCGGGTCTGTTCAACGGCCTTATCGCGGGTACAACGGCTGCGGCCTCTGTGCTTGGTGTGACCAATCATGCGATTGGTACGGGTAAGTATGGTTGGGTCATTCGTCGTGGTTGTGCGGAGGCTACTGCAGATGGCACCGGCATCACCGCCGAAGCTGCGATCATGACTGCCGCATCTGGTGAGGTCACTGACCAAACTGGATCGACTGAGGCTCGTATTATCGGCATGGCGGTTGACGGTGCTACGAGTGCAGTTGGTACCGTGTACCTTACACTGCCGTAGTCAATCACTGCGTGATACAATGGCGTCGAGGCTTTCGGGCCTCGGCGTTATTTGCTTGGAGGTCGCGTGAACGTATCCTTGGCCAACCTGATAGCGCGGCTTTTTAATCTTCGTTCGGGGGATAGTTCCGGCGATACGATGAACTCGCGTGCCCGGTCGGCATTGAACCTGGCCCTTGATCGTCTTGCAGGCGATGTCCCTGAGGCGTTGGTTCCAGACGAAGAGCACATTGTGCTCTACGCCGATGTCGATGCGTCTTCCTCCGATGTGGCGGCTCGTCTCAAGTTCACGACTGATAGGCGTGTGCTCGAGTTTGTGGATACCGCAGGTGCCGGCATTGCGGATGGCGCGTCTCTCACCACCTGGCGACCGACGATTACGGGTGAGTGGGACGGGATCATGCATCTCGAAGTCACCGACCCAGATGGCGTTGTTCATCGTCGCCAGAGTATGGAGTGGTGGAAGGACACGTCTGGTAGCCCCGACAGGTACTACGTGAGTCTTGACCGCCCATGGCGGAACATCACTGACACAGCGATGAAGTTTCGGATTCACCAGCCGGAGTTTTACATCCGAGACGATGCGATGGAGCTCTTGGAGCCAGGTCGTATCTGGGATGGCACCAAGCAGCAGGTCTGGGCGATTGATACCGCAGGTGCGTCTCGCCAGGACATGATTGATTTTCAGGGTGACGCTGGTGGTCGACCTTACCGTATGTGGAGGGGCCGCCATTTCCAGATCCCCGCCCCGACGGAAGCACCACAGGTCGTCGAGGCGATTGAGAACCCGGTTATCCCAGATTTCGGGGTAGAGACTGATCCCGATCCCGACACTAACGCACCCAACATCGGCACTTCGATTCAGCCGAAGGTAGGCTCGAATGAGTCGGTACAGGTGCCCAGTGCGAGTGCTGGTGACAGTATGGAAGCGACGATTCCATCTGCGGCGGGCTCGGCGTCGTCATTTTCTTCTGGTGCGGCGGGTCCCTCTGCGGGTCCTGTAGTGACTGCAGCTCTCGCAGGGTCGAGCGGCCCTGGTGTTTCTACACTGGGCTCATCGACGGGTACGACACCTCTACCAGATGCGTATCAGTGGCACGAGACTGATACTCTGCGTGAAGGCACATGGGCGATTCGCTACACATATGTATGGGGTCGTCGGGATGAGGAGTGGCAGCAGTCACCCCTGGTGACTCCAGGCAGCAACACGGAGCAGGACAGCACCTACGACTTGACGTGGGCATATGAGCCGGCCAGCAGTGTTGTTGATGGCGTCAACCAGTACAGCGGGGTTCACGACCCTACATGGGAAAGTGCTCCCTCTCCTGCGACGATTGTTCAGCAAACCAGTGGCGGCGCGCTTGTTCTTTCCGCGACCAACATCGATGCCATGCTCGGGTTTGGTAGGAGCGCAGACATTCGGTTTGGGCGCACGGGCCTGCGCATCCGCTACTATGTGGCGCATCTCGGAGCTGACGGCAACGCCGGCGAGCTCAACTCGGTAGAGACCAACTTCCGGTATCACTTGCTGTGCGAGGTAGAGCCGACCTATGACCAGGTCTCTGTGTTGACGACGGCAGGGACAACAGCTCCTGCGAGTGTCTCAGGCTTGGGTCGAGGCGCTAAGACGGGTGGCCGCATTGTGTGGAATGGTGATCAGCTGTACGACTACCATCGACCGCTGAAGCACAGCACGGGCTACTACGCTTGGAAGGTTTACCCTCATCAGGACTCGCGGTACGAGCTCGACTTCAGGGTCTTGCGTCTGCCTCGTAAGTTTGTGAACGACCAGGACACAGCACCGATTCAGCGTGATGCTGTACCTGCTCTTCTGGAGTTGGCGCTTCACTACATCGCTCTGGCTGACGGCAATGACCAGCTGGGAGCGCAAGCGCACCTTAGTCGATACCAAGACTTGGCCCGGTCATATCGAGCCAGGTATGCAAATCCGGGTGGTGTCATCGAGCCCGTTCCGATTACGGGTTACTTCAACCGGCACCAATACGGTAAGTTCTCAGTCAGCGAATGATTGGATTGGTTCCTGCGATTCCCGTAGGAAGAACAACAACATGAGGTGAAATCATGGCAGAAGTTAAGCAGTATCCACGCAAGTTGGCGATTCCTCGTCCAGAGCTTGGCGACAAGATGTATCGACGCACGCTGGTGAATCAGTATGAGTCGGCACTTGTTCTTAGTGTCATTGGCTCGGACCCGGACTCCGCGAGCTGGACTGCGACGCTTATGACCAAGAACGGCATTGAGTTTGTCAGCTCCGACGTGGAGCATCGCGGTATCCATGACTGGATGCCATTTGGCTGGTCTTACAACTCTGAGACTGGGTCGTGGTCAGCCCCGGCGAAGATCTTGAAGAAGAAGAACGCCAAGATGGAAGATCCTGTTGAGGCCACGAAGGAGGCGTCGACGAAGGTGTTTGTGCTGCCCGAGCCCTGGGAGAACGAGAAGTTCATGTCCTGGCGCTCTCGTGCAGTGAAGTCTGTGCCGGTGCTCAAGGGTCACCAGGCATCAAGTGCGCTTCTCTCGGACGCATGGAAGAACAAGAACTACGAGGTTCGACTGTAATCGTCGAGGAGCGAAGCAGTGGCAGGACCCGCTCAGCAGCAGCCGCAAACTATTGTCATCCCGCCTGGTGAGGGTCGTCAGACATACTCGTCGGCGGCACTCGCGTGGAAGATTGAAAATCTTGAGGTGACACTCGACGGCACGCTGAAGAGCATCACTGGTCCTGCCGCTTTGCGAATCACTCGACGCGCAGGCAGTCACGATGCCGGTGATGTAGCAGCCTCAGGCGCAGCTCCAACGCTACGGTACTGGAACACTGACCGGCCCCGCAGCGTGTTTCACGCGGGGCTACAGGCTGGCTCTGCGTCACTGCTCTTGTACCGCTTCGGCGACACTATTTATCGGTTCCTGGGCTCTCACGGCGGTGGAGCCAGCCCAGCGGATGAATCCCTCGTGACGGGCTTGAGTGATGCCGCTGTGCCTCTGTACCCGGATCAGTACGTCGTGTTGAATGATCGGGTGATTTGGACCAATGGTGTTGATCGGGCGCGAGTATTCACGTACCAGGGTCAGGTAGAGCGTCTCGGGTTTTCTCGGAAGCCGTCTGCGCCGCAGGTGTTCAGCCCAGCAAAAGCGTCATTCGAGCAGACGTTCATGTACTACCCGAACGCGTGGGGGTACTCGTGGCCTGGCCGAATCGGGACACCAGGAGACACTCTGACGGGTAGGTCGGGCTCTCTGCTCTCTGGCCGCTGGTACTACTATGTGCAGTACGAGGATGTGTTCGGCAACCTCTCTGCGTTCTCAGCTCGGAGTGAAGCTGTACAGCTTTCGGCGAATCAGGCCGACCCGTTTCAGTCAGGTAATGACGATGTCACCGCTTCGGCGAACCAAGAGGCATCTGAGATTGACAACCTGACGCGTCGGTTCTTGGTCAAGACGGCAGGAGACGCGCCTGATCATGCAGCGGCGGTACACATCTACCGCACACCTGACACGTTTCATATTGACTCAGTGCCTCGATTCCTGACTCGTGTGCCGGGCACAGGTCAGGTGGTCTACGACGATAATCGGTCAGACACGGAGCTCAGTGGTGTCTGGCAGGAGACGGCAGAAGTCCCCGTCTTCCGTGTGATGTGCGCTCATCAGGGGCGGTTGATTATCGGGAACATGCCGGGTGACCCTGGCTTGGTGCGCCGCTCTGAGCCCGGCTTTGCAGGCACGTTCTTGAAGGATGAGTTTGTCTATCCGGATACCAGTGGCGCAGAGATTACAGCAGTTGCCTCGCACAATGGGACCCTGCTGGCGTTTACTGAGTCGTGTGTCTATGCGCTGTACGAGTTCGCCTCACCCGTCCCGCTGACCCAAGGGATTGGATGTACAGCCCCTCGGTCAATCCAGGCGCTTCGGAATGGGACCTTGGTGTGGCTTGGCCGTGATGGTTTCTACGGCATGACTCGTGACGGTAGCATTAATCGATTGAGTGCCCCTATTGATAAGGTCATGCGGCGAGAAGTGAATCGCTCTGTGCTGCGCCTTGCTGTTGCTTCAGTGGACGCCGAGACAGGTGAGTACCGCTGCGCGCTGGCTCCAGCAGGGTCTATCCACAACCGCATGATTATGTGTTTTGACGGCTCCTTCTGGCGTCGCCTGGACATGGGTGTCCACGTGGCAGATATGGCTACCACAGATGACTGGCGGCAGTACACGGTGGCGATTGGCACTGATGTCGAGCGTGAGGTTGATATCGATGTCCCTCTGGGCGGCACGACAGGTGAAGTGCAGCTGGACTTCTCTCGTGTCTTCGTGATGAACCGCGAGACGAACGACTATCGGCCCGCGTCTCGAAAGGTCACTTATCGATCTGCATGGATGCGTGCGTCTGAGGATGGCCTGACACCAACGAATGTACGCACGCTGTACATCGGTATGTTGGATTCGTGGAACGGTACTGCAGTTGTTCGCTTGTACAAGAATGGCTCATGGCAGCGTATCAGCGAGATGACAGACTTGCGCTTGGTGGGTCCTGACAACGGTTCGAATGTGGTCGTGGATTCTGCTGGTCGAGCTGTGATTGGTCGAGCGAGAGCTCATGAGCCCCGATTGTTCTGGCGTTCTCTGCCGGTCGATATTCGCAGTGCGGACTCGTGGGCATTCGAGATTGAGATTGAGGGTGAGCCTCTTGGTAATCTTGGCCGGATGCACTTGGCTGCGTTTGCGTTTGATCTAAGCCTGGCATCAGGTGGCTCGCCGCGTGGTCGTGTAGCCAAGCGAAGCGACCAGTAGGAGTCTGTCGTGCCTTACATCTTTCCGAAGCGCCGACTCAAGGGCTCTGACATCCTTGATCCGAATGACCTGAACCAGGACTTCACGCCGGTCCAGGAGCTTCTCAGCGGAAAGCTGGACGCCAAGAACTTCATCGCAAACGACCTGAAGACTGGTGTGACGGCTAAGGCGGGGGCGTACTACAACACGCACTACGCAAGTGTCGACGTGCCCGTGTTCTTGGGCACGAGCCGTGAGACGACAACGATGAACTTCGTTCGGTCTGATGGCACAACGATTCGACCAATACCGCCGGGCTCAAGCTACCCGAGCATCGATGACATCTTCGTGATTCCAAACACACAGGCATGGGTGCCTATCCTGGACAACAGCGGAGCTGCGCTGAAGTTGTCGGTGACGACGGACCAGGCCAATCTCTGGATCACTGGCTTTGCTCAATACGTCTGGAATGGCTTTTTTGAGCCGAAGGGTGAGGCTGAGCAGAGTGAGTCTGGTGGCGTATGGCTTAGTCAGGGTGACTTTAAGAAGGAGCCGACTCAGTTTCTGGATTCTGACGGTAACCAGCGGGCACCGTATGCGTACCCCATTCGAGAAGCTGACGCGGAGTACGAGGCGGCCAACCCCGACCAGGGTGGCTACCATCACATCTCGCGGGGTGAGAAGGCGGCTAACGTGCAGTTCGCTATTCGGATTGACGGCCGCATCATTGAAGAGTCCATCACAGGGAAGCAGGGCACTTATGATCGAGAGCCCAAGGGCATGCGCGCCGGGGATTCAAAGAACCGCCTGGGTGGCCAGAGGGGCTACAAGAAGAAGGTCACGTACTCAGATTCCCTTCCTCGGCCTGGCCAGCGTGTACCTGATGAGCGCGCTGTTGGTCTCGGTCCAGAGGTGCTGCCTGTTCGGCTTGGCTGTGTTGTCCCGGTTGCACCCGGTTCCCACACGATTGAGATTATCGCACGTCGCCTGCGTCCTCTGAAGGACCGGCAGCTGAAGGTCGGCGACTATGTCGGTGTGTTCTCCCGCAACCTGTTTGCGATGGAGCTTCACTCTTATGCAGCACGCGCCACTGATAGGGTGTCTCCACCGACCATCCCGAACTTTGAGTCGGAGACGGGCATCACGTCAGCGCGCATGGCGACCAACACGACGCAGAAGCTGGAGAGTCGTCTCAATGACATTCGTGTAGCTGATGTTCAGCGCAACTCGTTGCCGAACACGCACCTCCCGAGCAAGGTCAAGTTTGTTGGGCGACAAGTCATCACGCCAAATGTGATGACCACGGCGGATGGCGTCGCGCTCTCAGCAGGAGTATCTCGGGCGCGTTGGCCTGGTTGGGGCACGTTCAAGAACAATGTGCTCTCGGGCTTGGCTGGAGGTTGGGATTCAGCGGCGGCCGCCGAAGAGTTTGGATGGCACATGCTGGCTGATAGCGGCGCTGGTTCAGCTACGCAGCTTCTCATCAGCGATAGCAGCCTCACGACAACTGCCGATGAGGTGATGATGGTGATGGCGGATGTGAATCTTCGACGCATCACGCCGCTGCCATCTAACTTTATATCATTGTTGGATGACGAAGAGCGGGACAACTGGCGGGACTACATCAGCTTCTACCAGCCGCACAAGTACCTTGACTTGTATGCAGCGTTCTCGTTGGGCTACTCAAGTGACGGCGGTACAACCTGGAATATCGTTGATGCCCAGCGGCCCGCTTGGATCAATCGGTACAACTGGGTTGGTCGAGACAAGAACTACCGCAGCATTGACGGAGTCTTTCGGTTTGACAGTGATTCACCGACGACACGCTGGCAGTACACGGAGGCGGTTGAGACTCACATCGATGGTCGTGGGCCGTATACAGGGGACGAGTTCCAGCACACGAACATCCCATTGTTCTGGGTTGTCGACTCGGCGACGACAATCAACCGCTTGGCTGTGTTTGTGACTTCTGCCATGCCTTCGTGGTGGATGGTCAATGATGCTTTCTCATCGGGAGTGAAGCGGCGGTGGCGTATGCCTACCCGTGACATCATGCGTGGGCTTGAGGTGCGGTGGGGCAACTGCAGCTTGAGCGCCATCAAGGTGGAGAAGTAGCGTGGCTGATCCAAACGACATCACACTGGCGTATTTGTACCCTGACGGCACAGTGCTGGACCCGGCCGGTCACAACAACAATGTCCACTCTAAGGACACGACGGTCCGTTCGGGGCTGATGTCAACGGCCAATGGGTTTTTGACGACGGACAACCTGGTCAGCGGGTTCACTGTCCGAAAGCATCATGTGATGCATGAAGAGACTGCGATTGCTCGCATGGAGAGCATGATCCCGACGAGTACAACGTATGCTGATGGTGTGGCCGAGGAAGATGCGCGAGACAACTCAGACGATCAGTGGTTCACTCTTCCGGGCTGTTCTCTGCGGTGGTACCAGCCATATGATGCGAGTGTAGCCGTCGCTAACTGGAGCTTCTTTACCAGCCACAATCGGTGGAAGGGGCTGTTTACTGATCGCGACGGCGATGGTCACACAGCTACGCCGGGGCTTCGTTTGCGGTGTGTAGTTGATGGCACCGTGATCGCAGTGTCGCGGCGGCAGATGACGCGAAACCACGTGCACCCCGTGAGTCCGGGCTCAAGTATTTCTCCTGGACGCGACTTGTTCACAGGTAAGGACGGTGGTTCTGAGCCTGGCGGTAACCCCGGCTTTGTTGACTCAGAGGCACACTCTGCTCTGCATTGGGATCAGCACTACGTGGATACGAGCTCATTGCCTCTCAAGGGTTACCATGAGATCAGTGTGCAAGCGCGCATGACTTTGGACGTGGCGGATACCGTTAAGACAAAGGCTGCGGGCTCCACGACGTATGGTGATAAGTTTCAGGTGGTTGGGTTTTTCAAGCTGTTCAACCACATCTCTCTTGGCATCCGAAATGCGCGGGTGCTGACTCTTCTTTAGCGACACGATATACTCGACACGGAGGCTTCCCATGACCTTGCGTGATGCGCTCTTCCCCTGGGCCACACCAGCACGCGTATTCGTGTTTCTTGTCGCTCTGGCCGTGTGTTGGCTCTACGGCGGAACGGCCGATGGGTTTGCACTCGCCATTGATCCAATCACGCTGGGCACCTTGATGGCTGTCTACGCCGGGGGCAAGTTGCTTGGTGGTATTGGCAAGGCTGCTGGTGCTGGGGCACGGCTCAAGGGTCTCAAAGAGTTTGAAGAGGGCGCTCTCTACCAACAGCAGCAGCGACTTGGTCGGCGTGCTGGTGAGCAGCTGGAGCGCGGTGAGTTTGGTCCGGCAGAGGCGACTAAGCGTGCTCAGCTGGGAGAAATCATCCGGGCGCATGAAGGCTCGACTGCGCAAGCAAGAGAGCAGGCGCGACGTGACATCGCAGCCCAGGGCGGCGTAGCGCGGTCTGGTCGAGCTCAAGCGGCGCTAAGAGATATTATCGAAGGCGGCAGGGCAAGTACGGTTGCGGCAGGAGCTGGTCAGATTGAGCAAGCAGCAGCAGCTCAGGCGCTCGGTGAGAAGGCAGCCGCTCAGCAGGCGATGGGGAGTGCTCTGGCTCAGCAAGCTCAGCTGGCACAAGCGAAGGGTGGAGCCAAGTCTGATATCTGGAGTGGTGCGCTTGGGGGCGTCGGTGAAGCTGGTGCAAGTGTATCACAGCTCGCTGTGCAACAAGGCGCATACCAGGGCTATGTGGCACCTGAAGTTCAGGCCGCTGAAGTTTTTGCCTCAAGGGTGCCTGGCGGGAGTGGTAGCTAATGGGCTCGTCTTATCGTGAAGCTGAAGGTGTTCTCAAGTCGCTCTCTATGGCGGAGCAGCTCAAGTACCGAATCGAGGCGATCAAGATTCTCAGGGATCTTGAGAACAATGCGCATAGCGTCAGTGCTCGTCGTGACCTGGGCATATTGAAAGGCCAGCTGGCGCTCAACAAGAACATCCAAGACTTCAAGGCGAAGCTGGTAGAGACAAAGGGACGTAATCTACGTCAGGTGCTCCAGTCAGCAACAGAGCTGGAGAAGCAAGCCGTCAAGTCTAAGGCGGACTACGCGCTCAAGTATGCCGCGCAGTACGACCAGGTAGTTCAAGAAGCAGAGAATCGGAGGCGGACTTCAGGGCTCGCCACGGGTCTGACCGGTAATCGCGGTCAGTTCGCAACTGTCATGGGACCGCTTCATACTCGTTTGACGGCACCTGGGATGCGCTTTGATCGCAATGACCCAAAGTTCCTAAAGACATATCGAGCCGTCGTTGACGTCGCTGACCCACAAGGGGAGTACATCAAGTTCGACACGGATGGCAAGGCGATACTTACTCAAGCAGGCGCACAGCTTACAGGGATTCAGCCTGTTCGGTATGACGATCCAACGACTGGCGAAGCCGTGACTGTGACCGGTCAAGCGATCATCGACCGGATGAATGAGTACAATGAGCGGCAAGAGTTGTTCGTTCGTCAGACGGCTGACGGAGAGGCTGAGCTCCAGAAGGCCAATAGCTTTAAAGAGCAGGCAGAGTCGCTGTTGAACAAAGGCAATGACACAGCAGCACGCGAAGCAGTCGAGCAGTACAAGGAGTCGATGGAGAAGTACTTCCTGCTAACGAAGCAGCAGTACAACATCGGCGACATGGAAGAGGTGCAGTCTCAGATTGGTGAGTCGATGGCGCGCAGTCGCGCTTACCAGGAGGCTCTTAAAATGCTCGGGCCGGGTATGCCCAAGGGCGCTGATATGAACAAGCGCGCTCAGATGATTGGCGACCCAGAGTTCCAGGCTTGGGCCGAGGATCATGGTTTTGAGTCGTTGGGCGAGGCGAAGAAGCGCCCTGATGGCACGTGGCAGTACACGCCGGGTGGTGATGATATTGCCGCTATGAGGCTGTACTACCGGCAGTCCAAGCGACAGAAGTTCAACTATGGCCCGTTTCGACGTGTCGGCACGGATGAGTTCATTAGTGTCAAGCTGGAAGACGGGACGAAGTTGTCGGGTGAGCGCATGCGTCGGCATGCCACTGACCCGTATGGAGCGATTCGAGTCAACACCAAGGACGGTATCCGCATCCTGCGCCCAGATGAGATTCAGGGTGAGGTTCGTATCGTCAAAGAGGGTCCGCAGAAGGTGGGCCTGCGCCAGCGACGACTGGCTCGTCGGGCGGCGCGAAAAGAGCCTGAGGTTCGGGAGGCTGTGGCTACTGCGACTGAGCTCGAGGCTCCTCTTGAGGACTTGGCACGAGAGGGTGAGAAGTACGTCGTCGGTCCCCAAGGATACCTGGACCCAGCGACGTATCAGGCGATTCGCGAAGGGGAACAGCGTAAGCGTGCGATGGCTCAGCCCTCAGCACGAGCCGTCGGTGAGGGAGATAATGCGCGGTACTTCATCGTACACGGCAAGAAGGTCTACAAGGTTGATCCCAGGCAACTGCAGCGCGGTAAGTTCCAGGTCGCCGAGATTAAGTCAGATGACGCAGACCACGGCCTCGCGCTCAAGGCTGATCGTGAGCCGATAGCTATCCGCACCGAGGACGGGGCTCGTTACCTGACAGCCGAGGACCTGGGGAAGCCGTTTAGTGCCGACCAGCTGATTCTTGAGCAGGATGCGTTGGATATTGAAGACAAGGATCAGCGGGTGGCGGCTGAGGCAGACAATGCGTTGCTGAGGGGTCTACCCGCTCAGTTGGGTAAGAGTCTTACGCCAAAGGACTTGGGACTTGAGATTGCAGACGATCCACCCGGTGAGTTCTCCCCCGGTGAGATCACTGAGACGGCAGGTGTCACGTTTCGGAGGCCTGCGGAGTTGTTCGAGGATGACGAAGATCCTGTCGAGGCATTGCCCGAGACTCTACCCCCAAGAGAGCCAGCAGGGGCTCAGCTGCCAGCAGGGGTTGTGCGCCCCGCCCCCGGCGCACCTTTGTCTTTGACGCCGCCTCAGGCTGTTGTTGATGAAGAACCGCCAGACGAGGCGGCACCGCTGCCTCCAGTAGATCCGGGCACAGCCGCGCGAATCGAGAAGCTACCTAAGCTCAATCTGGCGAATCCCGCGCTTGAAGCTCTGGTGGAAGAGAACTTGAATCGAAAGCTCGCAGCAGCCAAGGAGCAGGGAGTAGCAGCAGATCTGGACCTGCGGGAGGCGCAGTTGCTCCAGAGCATAGTTGAAAAAAGGCGGCGGGGACTGAGAGGTCCTGTAGAAGCCGCGGCGGGTGACCAATAATGGCCGGCTTTGCAAAAGGGGTATCGGCGATCATAGCCGGCGGATCTGTTGGGAAAACAGCCCGTCGTGTCTCAAGTGTTGATGTTGACGACGACGACACGCGCGCGGACGTTGCTGCTGACGTTGCTGCTGATGATGACGACGATGACGACGATGACAACCAGGAAACTCCGCGACCAGAGACCAAAGCCGAAGATCTGCTAAGGGCGCTTCAAACGAAGGCCCAGGAAGCGTTGGACAAGGCCGCGCAAGACTATGAAGCTGCGCCGGAAGGAAGTCTCCAGCGTGAGTACGCCAATGTCGCTTGGCACATGGCCAACCTCGGCTATGCGCGGACGTACGATAAGATTGTTCGGGAGCATAAGCGACCCGACCTGGCTTACCCAGACTGGGCACAGAACGCTGAGAGAGAGTTCAATACTGCCCTGAAGAGTGCCCGGCCCCCGGTTCTAAAAGCGATTCAATCCGCACAAGAAAGTGGTGATATCGCAGCTGCCGGTGAAGCTGTTACAGCGGCTGATGTTGACGTTGCGCCTTCTGGTAAGCAGACGCTTGCAGATCGGCAGGTTGATTTGCTCACTGACCGCGTCGATCTACTTGATGATCAAGGGGAACTTCTCGAAGCAAATGTGAGAGCTGAGGAAGCGCGCATTGCAGCCCGAGAAGGTGAAACCCTCTCAGCAGACCAGGCGTCTCTCATCGCAGGTACGAATGAGCGTCGCGAGAAGCTGCGTGAGCTATCAGTAGCGATAGAAGAGAATCGAGCGGCACTTGAGGCCGCTGGGGCTAAGCGACCAGACGCAGAGGTAGCGCCACGAGCACCCGCGCCTGTGGGAGAGGGGTATCAACGCCATCGCTTGGATCCACTTCGATCCGCATCACCACTTCACCCAAGTGCATTTGTGCCCGCATTGGCTGCTATGGCACAAGAAGAGAAGCGCGCGCCGGCGGGCTATCTCTTTGCACCTAAGCCGCCAGAAGGCGTGCAGTACCAAGCTGAGCTTGCCCGTACGGAACGCCATCCAGCAGAGCCGGGCGTTATTGAGGGGCTCACTCGCGCGGGGGCGACAAGAGATGCTTTGTCCCGTCTATACGAGCGTGGCGAAGGTGAAGAGGCGCGAGGCATTGATGTGTTGGAAGATAGGCGTGAGGCGCGCAGAGTCGAGATGCAGAAGATACGCCCCCAGCTACGTAAACTGGAGACTGCTCTTGGTGCACACGAGATGAGCGCACGGCGACCGGAGCAGAGGCGAACCCGCGATGTGCTTATGGGCAGGATGGCTGAGCTCCGTCGACAAGAAGCGGAGGAAACATCACAGCTTGAGCAAGCCAAGAGAGCCGCGGGTTACATGGAGAACGTCTTGGAAGAACGCGGAGAGTAGTGCGCCATGGCAGAGACGCCAGAGTTCGATCCTGTTGGCATTGACCTAAAGCTACCTGAGCTTGGTAGTGTGATTGAGTCGAAGCGTGCGTTGGTGCTTGATAGCGGGCGTGATGTCGAGACTCAGTTTCCGTCTCTAAATGAAGTTGTTCGGCGACATACACGGAAACTCGGTATTACTCCTGATCAGTTTCAGTCGGCGGCTAAGGCCCAGAATCTCGACCTCGATTACCTGGTCGGCGAGATTGGCCGAAAGGGTAGGTTTACCGAGGATGTGGTTGCAGAGCTGAAGGCTCAGCGCGCGCCTGCGGTACTCGAGCCAGAGACTCGAAAGGTCCAGGTTCGTGGGGAGCAAATCGCTCAGCAGGGACTGTCGAGAGCTATACGAGGAGAGGGTCGAGAGGTTGAGGCCACTGGCATCATCCCTGAAGAGCTTGTTCGTAAGGTCGCCAAGGCAGGCACTGCGCTCCGAGTCTACAGTCCCGACGAGGACCTGGGCGGCGAGGCAGCTGTTGTTCAGCCGGGGCAGAAAGAGTTCGAGTCGGTCATGCACACGACGCGGGATCTTCTGGATGACAGCACAGAAGACGGTCGTATGCGGGCTGAGCTCGTGGAGAAGTGGGGACGAAACATCATCCTCGAGAGTGGGATGGAGAAGTACGTTGACCCGATGGCGGCGTACTACACCGAGAAGCAAGCAGGCCGACTCGGGATTGATGAGTTTGATCCTCAGTACGACCAGATTTACCAGCAGAGTCGGCGGCGCGCGTTTCGTGAAGTCGCGTTGATGAAGACGACAGGGAAGTGGATCTCACCGTCACTCATTTCCTGGGAGAAGATCTTCCCCGATCAGCGTGTGAGCAAGTCAGACGACCCGTGGCTTGAGAAGGCATGGGATCGTGCCAGTCGAGTCCGTGTTGAGCTCGTGGGCGTGGACGCTCGCGGTGAGCCCGTCTTCAAGCTGACGAATCCGACGTGGCACATCTTCGAGATGTCAGATGCAGTCCAGTCGGCGGTAGCTGGGGGTTTGATTGAGCTTGGTGAAGATGATCAACGCGACATCATGGACAAGTTCAGCGAGGGTGCGCTTGAGGGTATCGAGCGTCGTCAGCTGTTCATAGACGCAGCTCTCTCGACAGACATTGCGCGTGAGAGTAGCCTGGCTGCTTTTGGTCTTGGTACTGCAGGTCTCGCTGCTACGCTTCTCACACCTGACTTGATGTTTGGTGTTGGTGGTGCCGCAAAGGTCACTAAGCGAGTGGCCGCCGCACTCAAAAATGTCAAGCACTTCAAGGACGTGGCCCGCCAAACAGTGCCGTTGATGGCAGACGCAGCAAAGGGTCGTACTGCTGCTGAGTCTATTCTGGGTGAGGCAGAGGAGGCTCTTCGTCGCGGTGACTTGGATGCAGCCAAGACACACCTGGAAGAGGCGGCGGCAGTATCTCGTCAAGCAGAGGTCGCAGAGGCGGGCGCGCGGAAGTCAGGTCCAGGCGTGATGGATCAGGTCGACTCGACTGATTCGCTTATCTATCACCGACAAGCTGAGCTCATACCCGAGATCACACCGCAGGGCAGTCGCCCTATTCACGAGGCACTTGGCGGCTCGTTTGGCTACCGCGAAGAGGGGATTCACCCCGCTGCGCGTCGTCGCAAGTTTCGACTTCAGCAAGAGGGTGCCTCGGTTATCCCGTACCCGGAGTACTACGACAGCAGCCGGATTATCGACAACCTCATACACATCATTGACGATGTCCAAGCAGGGCGATTCCGTCACACGAAGGATGTGCTTGGGAAGGCGGTCGCGCCTGTTCGTAAGTCTGTGCACAAGTTGCTCAAGAAGCAGAAGCTGAACCGCACCGCCCTGACTGAGCACCCCGACAAGCTCAAGGCGTGGCTGAACCTTCACGACTACTTGGATGACACCCGCAATGTACCCAAGCTGCTGAACGATCCATCGGGGTGGATTGACGATGTCGTGTCCCGCTTCAAGGCTGTGACTAAGGGCTTGGACGAGAAGACTGTCAGCAAGATGGCTGATGACTTGTCTGATGTACTTGAGACCACCACGAAGGTTGCCGGCAATATCCAGGTCCGCGAGATTGATCGCCCTGATCGTCTGAGGAACATGCTGGCCAGCGCTGTGTCGTCGGTGCGAGCGAACACAGAGACGCGAGTGGCTGCCCTGGTATTCGTTCGAGAGCGCGTTGCTGATCGAGCTCTCATGAAGGCAGATCCATTGATTCTGAAGGCGGCCAGTAAGTTCGAGGAGTTCAGGGAGCTTTCATCGATAGCTCGTCGATATCGCAAGCAGATCAAGAAGGCGTTTAAGTTCAACGACAAGCAGGCAACACTCGCCGCACGCATATTGGATCTGCGCGCTAATAGCTGGGCGCGTCAAACAGGTCGGCCGGCGGAAGACTGGTTTACTGAGACGTTCCCCAAGGAAGCGTTCAAGGACAAGGAAGCACTCTTCGCGAAGTTGTTTGGTGGTCCGCCAGAGGATCCTCCTGACATTGAGATTCCTGCTGAGCTCCTACGTGAAGTCAAGTTGGCTAAGACGGCGGTAAAGAAGGCAGAGAACAAGCTCGCGAAGCTGCAGGCCGAGGCCAAGAAGGCAGCTGAGACACCGGCGACGCGTCGGGTTGTTGCGGCACAGAAGGAGCTTGATGAGGCGGTAGAGGCGAAGCGGGTAGCCGATGAGGCATTTGCCGCTGCGACTACAGCACGCAACGAAGCCTCAGGCGTCGTGAAGGCTGCTCGGACTGAGCTTACTCGTGTCAGACGTGGTGTAGAGGAAGTCGTTGAGGCGGCACCGACTACCCCTGCAACGCCCGATACATTGGATGCGGCGCGCGCGGCTGTTCGAGACGCAGTTGACGCAAGAGACGTTGCCGAGAAGGCACTCCGATCTGCCCGAGGCAAGGCTGGCCGGGCAGGCGCAAAGGTTGACCGAAAGGCGAACGCACTTGAGGCAGCTGAGAAGGCCTCGCCCAAGAGGAAGAAGGTTGACTCTCCGAAACTTCTGAAGGCACGTGAGAGAGTGGCGACTGCGAAGACGCGACTCAAGGCCGCCGAAGACGCGGTTGAGGCCTTCATCGATGATGCGACACGCGCGTTTGAGGAAGGTCCGTTGCGCCGGGCGATTGATTTCGCGGGTACGGTTGTTCACGATCCACAAGCGTTCTTGCGCACACTGCATCAAGCGGCGAAGAAGCACGTGATGCTCCTCCCCGACAAGGAGTCGGCAGATCGATTGAGAGCCATAGTCAAGGGTGCGATTAAGCACGCCAAGAAGGTCATTGATGAGGCGGAAGAGGGGCAGACTCTATCGCTGATGGATCTCACAACGAAGTCGTTTAGAGATCGATTGATTTGGGACACCAGGAATCAACGCACCGCCAATCGAGCTTTTGCGGAGCTGATGGATAGTCTGGCTCAGCGCGGTGTCATGGATTCAATCGCTACTCGCCCTGAGCATATTCGTGCTGCGGCCCGGAGCTCGGACATCCTGCTGCAAGCGATTGATGGCAAGGACCCCCTCTTCTACAGTCGGCTTGAGCAGATTGTGGAGACGATGCCGAAGAAGATGGCTGTCGGTGACGTGGTTCGCTTTCTCGCTGGTAAGGGTGCCAAGGCAGAAGAGATCAAGTGGACGAACGTACAAGAGTTCCTCGATGACGCGGCGGCTCAAGGCAAGAAGAGCGTCACCCGTGACGAGGTCTTGGCTCACCTGACAAACAATCGTGTCGTGATTGAAGAGACTATCAGCAATCAGGTTCCAGAGAACGTGCAGCGGCTTCATGACTCTATGGACCAGCTAAGATCAGGAGTCATCTCCGCCCTCGCGAGGACTGACACGGCACCGGCGGATCGACACGCATTCCTGGCTAATCCAGAAGACTGGCTGGAGGCGCGCAAAGAAGACGTGGCTCACGAGCTTCGGTACCTGCACGAATCCTGGGTTGAAGACGAGCCTGTAATGGCGGAGGCGATTCGCCCGTTTCTGGAGGAGATAGATCTTTATGGGCACCTAAGGGCTGGCTCTCGCCTGACAGGTGAGGATTACACAAAGCTGGCAGAGATACTTGAGCCATTCGTGCTAGCGAGCCATCGAGCAGGTCAACTTTCGGAGTGGCAGGCGATTGAGGCAGTACGTAGACCGGCACGCGATATTTCATCGGTCTCTCGTATCTTGGAGGCTGAGTCCGGTAGGGCCTGGTTGCGTGCACGAGAGGAACTTCGTGAGGCCGAAGAGGCTGCCAGTATCAGGTCCGTGCACCACGAGGATCTTACTCTTCCAGGCGGCGACGATTATCGAGAAATACTGATTCAGCTACTACCTAAGCCGGTCGATCCGATTGCGGCTGGTTATCGAATCGAAGAGACGGCTCCAGGTAACTGGCGTTCGACTGCCCCAGACGGAACCGTACTCGACAGCTTTCTCCTAAATCAACGAGAAGGCATACTCGCGGCACAGCGTGATCTTCGTAAGAAGATAAACTTCACGCACGACCACTGGCCGGGTGAGGAGAACGTTGTTGTCCACTTCCGAGTTAAAATACGGCAGACGGCCGACGGCAGACGCGTCTTCTTCGTTGAGGAGATTCAGTCTGATTGGCACCAGGTAGGTCGCGCACAGGGCTATCTCGATGAGAGTGTCGACGAGGCGACAGCTTCATTCGATGAAGCGATGCGTGCGTTTGACGCTGAGCGTACCCGGATGTGGGAGTGGCGTCAGGCAAACCCACGTACCGACGAGATCAATCGGGGCAATAGAATACAACTCGACTTGTATGACTACCCAGTGGATCAGTGGAAGGGTCTCTTCGATGAGATGTCAGAGGTAGACAGGCATGCTTTTCGCGCATACCGCCAGTGGCACGACGCTCTCAGCAAGGCTGATCCCGTAGACGAGTATGGGCGCACGGCACTCAGTCGATTGCAACGCAACGTGATTAACGCCGCCGATCAGCACGGCCTCCAGATTCGCGCCGCGTCAGAGACGGCCAAGGACGGCAGCGTTGCCCGTGGCTTCTCTTGGGCGCATAGCTCTAGGGTTCAGCCCGACGATGTGTTTACGCGCGCTGTTCATGAGCGAGTGATTCGTGGTCGAGTACCCGACGGCCCCTTCAAGGACACCAAGGCGTGGGCAGGTCTCGCAGTCAAGCGCATCATGCGGATGGCAGCAGACGAGGGCTTCGATGATGTGGTGTTTACGAGTGGTATAGGTGCGCATCGTGCAGCCCAAATGCCGCTTGAGTCGGCGAGGGAGTTCTACGACAAGATTCTCCCCAGCGTCATTAAAAAGCACACGAAGGCTCCCATTAAGAAGATTCGGACTCAAGACTTGTTCCCTGAGCAGTCTTTCGCCACACACGGCATGCTGGGTAAGTCGTTCAACGTCGTCGAGATAACACCCGATGTGAAGAAGCGTGTGGGTACTTCTCAGACACTGTTCCAGCGCGCAGACGCAGCGCCCGCGGCAGCCAAGCAGACCGGCTGGGAGATGAAGGAGCTTGGTGAGGGTCTCGTTGAGATCACCAGCAAGGAGATTCGCGCCGCCCGTCAAGC